GCGGTCTTATCATCATCAGCGCTAACGATCTCATCAAGATACACATTTTTGTATTTTACTTGGATACGATAGTGCTTCATAAGGTATTATATATCAATTTGTGACATGATTGCAACTATGTAGTCACTTTTGGTTTAGGTTTAGGTATTACTGGTTTTGGGACTTGTATTTGTCTGCACTCAAATTTAACAACAATCTTGTTTTTTTCTACGTATTCCTTATCAAATTGTTCAGTTTCTTCTAATGATTTAAACGTGCCATGAGCTACTCTATAGCCATATTCTACACAATCGTAGTGTGATGTGAACGTAAAACCAGGTATATGATGATTAGGGCAATCATTGGTTATCATACTGCACATGTACATAACTAATATAAATTTTGTCATAATATCCTATATTATCCTAGCTTATTATTTACTTGCATATCCCATTAAAATGTTTATATAAAGATACACAATAATAATAACAAAGAGGAGGCCAAATGGCAACCACAACAAAATGTGATTCACAAGTGTTCAAGGATTGGAGTGAAAAAGTAGATAATATTTTATCACGGCTACCGAAAACTGACGTAAGTGGAGAACCACTAGAGTATCAAGACGATGCTTACCAAGAAGTTATGAAGATGTTGCAGCAGTGTTCAATGAACTTTGAAGACATGCCTATATATCCAATTAACGAAACCATTGCTAATAAACTAATACAAGATCAACAGATGGGGGCCGATGAAAGACCTGATATTTAGTATGATGTTTATTGCATTGTTAACTATTATCCCAGCAAAGATATTATTATTTATTTTTGCATCTGTGGGATATTTAATGTTCTACTAACCAAGGAGGAAAAGATATGAACAAAGCTATAAATAATAAATTTTTTGAAACTACTGATTATAGTAAATTCAAAAAGACTAGAGGTAATAGACCTGTAGACGAAGCACACGTGCAACAACTTAAAAAGTTAATTGCAGAAAAAGATTTGTACGATCCAATTCGTGTAAATAAAAATCTAGAAGTTGTTGATGGCCAACACACGCTGGAGGCCAGAAAACAATTAGATCTAAAGATTCCATATATTATTATGGACTCTGATGATCCATTAGATGTAGCAAGACTTAACACAGGTCGTAAGAACTGGTCTATGGAAAATTATTTAGATCAACACTGTGCGAGAAATAAAATGGACTATCGAATTGTTCGAAACAAAATGCAACAGTACGGAATTAATGTTGCAGAGATGGTAGTGCTTTTGTTAAAACAAACTTCACTGTGGTCAAGAATCAGTAATGATTTTAAAACAGGACGATTTGTAATTCCTGCAGGAGGTATTGAACATACCGATCGTATTGGATCACAATTGATGCAACTTAAAAAATATTTCTATGGTATGGAATCTACAAAGAATAAAAGATTCAAACGTTCCATGGTGGTGTCTTATATTGTTGCTGACAAACACCCTAAGTTTGATCATAGAAGATTTAAAACTGCTTGTAAGAGTAAATCTTCATGGTTTTTGACAGGTACATCTACTGCTGATTACATAGCGATCATTGAACGTATTTATAATGCAGGACTGACTCAAAAAAATAAAATAAATTTAGTTGAGTTTTATAAAACTAAAGAGTATCAAGACAAATAGGAGAAACAATGGACGTAAACAAATGGAAATCAATTGCTGTTGATATCGAATCATACACAATTATTAGGGCAATGGGTGCAAATGGCCTTAGAAACCCAGGCAACATGATTAAAAAAATGGTTAGCGATTCTATAAAAAAGATTGCTAAAAAAGAAGGTGTTGCTGAACCTAAGATGAAAGAGAATTTATTGACTCAAGGAAAGAAACTCTTGAAGTAATAATAAACATCACTGATGTTGGATAAGGGCCGCGAGAGTGGCCCTTTTTTATTTGACTTAGATCAATAAATAGTTATTAATTAAATAGTATTCCTAAGCCTAAATGAAATAAGTGGGGCTTTCAAAACACTTTATTTTCATAGAACAACGAAACTCAAATTTAACTTTAATTTAAGGATTTATTTGTGGGCAAAGCTATTAAGAAAAGTAGTGAAGAAGCATTAAACCATGCGTTGGACAAGCTAGTGATGGTGTGTCCAAATAAGAAGACGTATGATGAGTTAACAAGTTTAATGTTTCAGTTGTATTGTGGAAATGACTTTGGTTTAGGAAATTTCAGTCTTTCTTTTCTCGACAAAATCGAGGATAGATGGCGATCAGGACGTAAATCGGTAGCGAAAGCTAAAGGTTTAACTCTGGTTGTTAAAAATGCTTAACCACGGTGTAATTTTTCCATATCGATATCTTTTCCCGCATCGTGGTTATGCAAATGAGTACCAAAAAAGCTAGGGGATTACTTAAAGATTCAATCATATTATTGGACCTGATGACAGGTGAGGATAGAATGAACTACCTTGAGCGCATGTGGAATTTGTATTTCAGAGTGTACGAGAAGAAATCTATTAGAGTTACAAGAAATAAAAAATCTAAAACTTTTTTAATGGATAAGAAGAAAGCCTATGACTTGTGCTCCCAGCTTACTCAAATTTTTGGGCATTAAATTGAGTTTAGAGATTGTAAAACCTAAAGCTTTTGCAGAACAGCGATTGTTTCAGGCAATACTTGTCCAGGCGTTGGAGGACGCTGTAAATCCATCTGGTTTTAAGAAAGAGACATATTACAAGCATGATTCTCATAAGTGGTTTGTTAGTAATAGTATAGAATTTCAAGACATATGTTGGGGTGCTGACATGGATCCTGAGTTTGTACGTGGTGAGTATATGAAAATGGTAGATAGTGGAAAAATTTTTTTTACAAAATTACAGGTATCCTGGATTAAGTATCGAGATTTATATAAAAGGTATCGGGAGTGTAATACTAAGGAGGAAAGAAGAATTATTAAGAAATTGATATTGAAAGAGAATTTAAAAAGATTAGAGGACTAGTCATGGGGGTCGAATGTGTTTGACTCCTGGAGGAAAACATAGGGAGCAATTCCTCGAAAAACCTCCAGAAGTAATTAACCAATTGTGAATGAACACAGCTGAACTGTATCAGAATAACGGATACCGGACAATGGAAATATTTACTATATAGATTATCTAGACCCCTGAGCAATAAAAAGTACCCCCGGGGGTAAAAGAGGTGTCCCTGCTGTCCCTGTAGACTATTATTCAATTATACCAACACTTCTAATCAATTTAGTACTGTCCCTGTGGTGTCCCTGTGGTGTCCCTAAGGGACACCACTCTTGCGGGAACGCTATCGAAACTTTTTGGGGCTATTACTTTACGATGAAATAATCTATATAATAGAAATATGCGAAAACAATTATTTATGTTAGCTAAGGATAGAGTTAAAAAACTATTCCCTGGAAATAAGGAAAAACAAAAACTATATACTGATGAGTATGATAGTGCAAAAATACATATGTCTCATACATCTGCTGATAGTTATGCAAGAGGTGAAGTGAGAAGAATATTTACACCAAAAAAACCTAAAGGTAGAAAGTAATGCCTGGTGGACTTAAAAAGAAATCATTAAGAACTGAATTAGATTTAACTCCAAAACAAAAAATGTTTGTTGAAATCTATGTTGCTGATTGGGGTAGCATAACACAAGCTGAAGCTCTTAAACGTGCAGGCTATGTTTGTACTAATGAAAAAGATTATGGATCTGTTGCATCTAGAATGTTATCTAGAAAACACAGTCCTCATATAGCAAACTACTTTGATAAGTTGTTTGAAAGAGAAGTAAAAAAATACACAAGTGACAACCTTAGAAGATATAAAAGGTTAGAAAGAATTGCTGACAAAGCAGAGAAAGAAAAACAATTCGCTGCTGCTATTAACGCTGAGTATAGATCTGGTCAATTGGCCGGTGCTTATGTTGATCGTAAAGAAGTAACTGTTAGTGGTTTGGAGGGTATGTCACGTGAGCAACTTGAAAAAAAGCTCGAGGAACTATCAAACAAGATCGATGGATTCAATGCCAAAACGATCGAAGTTGAGTCCGAAGACGTTACAGCAATTGAAGAGGGCTAGTTGGTCTGAGTGGTTAGATGTTTTTAACCAAGTACATAACTCTACAATAACTACTTCAGTTGGTAAAATTAAGGTAAAGATTGATGATTAAAAAAAAGAGACAACAATCTAAAATATTAAACTTTGATTTTAAAAATCTCGGTAATGTAATTGATGATTATCCATTTGTTGAGATAGAGTGGTTGGACATCGAAGGTGATGCTGGTTGGAGCAGCACAAAAGATTTAAGCAAAGAACAATTACCTGTATGTGTATCAAAGGGTTACTTACTTAGTCAAAAGAATGGGATTACGAGGATATTTAGTGATTACATTAAGTCTAAGGATAAACCAACGTTTGACAATATTGGTGCAACAACTATTATTCCAACAGCAGTAATTAAATCAATTAGGAAAATAAAATTATAATTAACTTACTTAATCATGTCTAATAAAAATGGGGAAACTAGGCTATGGCAAAAGGTAAAAAAAGGACTGACTGATTGCTTTCTAACTCGCGTAGAATCTAGCACAATCAATGGTATTCCTGACATTCATGCTGTAATGAGTAATGAAGTTTTTTGGATGGAATTAAAATCAGATTCGTTAAGTTATCCGAAGCTAAATAAGTGGCAGATTGTTTGGATCAACAAGTATATCATGGCTGGTGGTAAAGTTATTATCTTGGGTGAGACCCCTTTGAAGAGAACCCTTAAACTGTACAGACCGGTGTCCGTTTTCACTGATGCTCGTTCCCTCGTCCCGTTTGCCTCGTTCTCGTTCCCGTTACAATGGCCACTGGTCCAGCGCAGGATGCTAACGGAGCTGGGATCTCCTTCAGAGGCAGCGTAGCTCTCGTTCTCGTGCCCTGGCCACTGATCTTTTCCCTCTTTGTTTGATCAGTGGCCTGGGGACCAGCAGCAGGTGAAGCTCTCGTTTCTCGTTCTCGTTTACTGGATAAATCTCGTTCTCGTTTACTGGCCACTGGTGAGCCCCCGCAGCGTCAGCTTCAGGGGGGTGAAGACTGGGATCAGGAGAACTTTGTGGTTGACAGGTATCCCATGATGTCGTATGGTCAGACAAACAAAGGAGAATATATGGCAATAGATTTCGATGCACTGGATCTCGTTCGAGGCGAGAACAAATCTCGTTCTTACAACACTAAGTTAGATGGGCTCCAGCAGCAGGTGACTGAGCTCACCACGCTGGTAGCTCAGATGGTAAAAGAACTTCCTATGGAAAAGAAATGGTCGTTTGAAGAAAGATTAAAAAAAATCAAAGAAAGGCCTTGACAGGTATCCCATCGTGTCTTATATGTAGTTCGTTAACCAAAGGAGAACTACATGATAAGTAAAAAACTAATACAGCAGATGAACAATTATTATGATCAAGAGTATATCAAAGATGGATCTAAGCCCAAAGAAGATAAACCTGAAGAAGGCAAAGTATACGCACTGACCGGTGGCTCGGGCACGCGCTGCATTGCCAACGGAAATACATGGAAAGAGTCAGAGGTGAAGGATGACTGATGAACTGAAGGAGTGGTACCTAATGCCAAGCATCAAGGAATGCCTCGCTGAGTATCAGAAGCAGGATATAGGATTAATTGCAGACATTGCTAAGCACGGCTGCTCAGGAGGTGTCGCTGGTATTACGTATTACTCAGAAACAATTGCGTTTCATGATCACCATCAGGAGGAGATCTGGCAGCTGGTCCAGGATCACGCGGATGCAGCTGGCCTGAAGAAGGGTGAGTTTCTACAACACATATCCGAAGACCCAACCTCGCTTACTGGACTAGTTAATGATCTCGTTTGGTGGACGGTTAAAGTTCGGGCCCAGGAGCTGCATGAACTGGTACCTGCAGCTGGAGCTTCCATATGAGTTTCGTTGTCGTTTGGCTGTGCCTTTTGTTTATGTTTCCTGGTATCACATTAGCTGGCACTGGGATCCTGATGCTCTCGCTCGTTGGTATTCTTTGATGCACCACATGTCGTCTCGTTTAGAAAGGTGAGCCCCCTGCGCAGAAGCTACTGATGGAGTGAAGGACTGGCGCTGGAAACTCTGGTGGTAAAGCTCGGTCTCGTTTGAAGTAATGGATAATGTGGTACATAGACTACTATGGAGTTTGGCACCCAGCAGGAGAAACTGCTGTGGTATGAAGAATGGTAAGGTTGCTAGTTTAGAATAATTCTAAAAGATAATTGTTGCATTAGTATATAAGATACGATAAGACATTAGAATTAATCAACAAAGGAGAAAAGTTATGGGATTAGATCAACACGCACACCTTCGAGGTCAAAAGGTAGATTGGGAACAATACTATTCTGATGATGATTACGGAGATAAAGCAAATGTTTTTGTGTGGAGAAAACACGCAAGACTTCAACAGTTCATGGCAAAGAAGTGGGACGAACAAAACTCACACCATAAACATGAGGGAATGCTCTCAAGTTTAGGTTTTAATTCTGATTGTGATGCCCCTGTATATATAACTCAAGAGGTGGCTAAAGAGTTAGCCGAACAAATACAAGAGGGCTTTAAGGATTACAAAGCAGAAGATGGATTTTTCTGGGGGCAACAGTTCCAAGAGGAAAGCGTCAAGGAGTACAAGGAACAAGATATCAAGTTCCTTAAATTCTGTGAGCAATCTATCAACGAGAGTAAGGTCGTTGAATATTGGTGTAGTTGGTAATGGCTACTGATAAAATTAACGAGGCGACAGATGTCGCCTCGTCTCGTTCTCGTGGTGGAAATAAGAAAGATAATAAAACTAAACAACAGCTGGGGACGGCACGGGAAAAACTTTTCACCGAAAAAATAAAAAGACTATTTAATCTATTAGAGGATAATAATGCTAATACTACTATTGCTAGACCTAATAAACTTAATTAAAAAAAAGTTAAATTAACTATTGAATAAGATTTAATAAGATGTATTAATTAGAGGTATTTATAAAAATACATAACTTAACAAAGAGGTAAAAATGCAAAGAGCAAAAAAGCTAAAGCAAGACGAAAAAAAAATAGTCCTAGCTTATGCAACACTAAAGCTAAAAGCAAATAGACTTAACAAAGAGTTAGACAGTATGAAAGAGCATGTTGTTAATCTATTTGATAGAACAAACCAAAATTTAATTATTGTTCAAGACGAGCATGGAAATAATTTTGGATTGCAAAAGATTAACAGAAAGAGAAAATCTTTTGATAAAGATAAATTTAAATTAAGTCATTTAGATTTATGGAATGCACATCAAAAAGAAATTGCTTATTGTGAGTATAAAGCAATAGGTGGTATTAATGGATTGCAAGAACCTAGCGAGGTATCAAATGCCCAATAATGATTTGATCAACATAGCTAATGTATTGAGTGAGAAGTTAAACTCTAATGCACCTACTTCACTTGCTGACATGGTGGTGGACAATGGACAAAAGAAACAACTCAACTATGAGATCATGTTTCAGTTGTTAATGGGCGAGTGTGAAAAGCACATACTTGAGAACGTTGGCAATCCAATCGTTGATGAATTCAAGGACAACATACTTAAAAAGTTCAGCACCCTTGTTCAAGCAATACATAACACAGAATAATTAAACACTAACCAATGGCGAGGCTATGCACCTCGCCATTGGTGTATCTATCACACACCTATAGCAAGGCTCATAATCAATCTCATAATCGTTTTTAAAATTGCAGGTATCAGGGTTCGCGTTGCCAGGCTAGGTTTTTTGAGGCGAAAGGGTTTACAAAGTAGGATATACAAATATACTAGGGTCCCAAACGAGATGAAAATAGAAAACTTAACTGAAGATGAATTAAAAGATATTATTCTGAAAAAACAGTTAGAGTGGATCAAGCTCTGCCAGGATAATTTTTTAATTTTTGCAGAGTCTGTGTGGCAAGACTTTATCTATCGTAAAACAAAGGACCCAAAGAAGTATGGGCACCATCAAATTATTGCTGAATCGTTTCAAGATATTGCAGATGGTGATGCAAAGAGGCTCATAATCAACATGCCACCACGTCATACTAAATCTGAATTCGCATCTTATTTATTCCCTGCTTGGTATATTGGTAAGTATCCAAAGAAAAAAATTATGCAGGTATCACACAATGCTGAACTTGCTTCAAGGTT